GACGGAGTAATTGCTGTGCATACCTGTACCTTGACATCGGTAGTATTGAGAATCAACATTCCAATTTCTACTCCAGTTAATGCATTTCTTTCTGTTGAAGAAAGAGATTTTAATTTTGTAAGTGAGTCAGCAGATTCTACAGTGCTACTATCTTTAAACGACCCTAGATATTTTATAAAGACGTCATCTCGATTGTGTCTCCAGATTTCTACTAATACCGGTTTTGTTTCGTTGGCTTCGGTTAGTACCAGCGGATAAGCAGGAAAATCGTTTAGGTAGATCTTGCTGATACCAGAACCAGAAGTAAGAAATTCTACAGTTATGTCCGTACTAGGTGCCTGTGCATCTTTGTAAATTTCAAGAGTTACTCGACCTCCGCTGTCGTACGGAGCAGCATCTTCTTGAGGATCTCCGGGAAATAAACTAAAGGTAAAATTTGTTGACTGCTTGAGAGAATAAATTTGATAATGAGCAGATTGAAATTCGATTCCTTCGGATGCACTCGACGGAGTTTGTCTAGTCTTTACACCAAACCTAGTATTTTCAAAAATCGCATTTTTGACTCTATTCTTATTGAAATCAACTTCAGCCTCGTTAGTTTTGGCTGTGTTATTTTGAAGATTTTCGATTTCTTCTTGTGCGTATCTGAAGTTCGTTTTGATAGAATCAAAGTTTCTTCTAAATGTTTCTGTATCGTTGTCCTGACCTGCTACAGGAAAGGTTTCGTCGATAATTGCGTAATTAATATTGCTCACGGTAATTTTTCTCCAATCTGCGGAAATGCTAGATATTTATTGTTTATTTCATTGTCTAATACGTCAATTAGATATCTGTCTATTTCAAAATCTAGTTGATTAAAATCGAAGTTTTTGCTCCAAACTTCAGTCGATGCCCTATCAGGACTTGGGCCACCTATATTGGTTAAATTTGCAGTATAGATAGCCCCTCTATACGATACAGTATCATCTATGTTATATGTTGTTGTAGGATTCCATTCACCTCTTGATGATACTCTGGTTTTAATATTGATCCTATCAATAATTTTCTGTGCCGATCCAGGTTTAACAAAACACAACGGTATGGCCTTTACAAACCCACTTTCATAACTTTTATCGTCTTGTAAACTTCGCATCCAAAGTGGTAGATATGTGCGATCTCTTTCTCCTAGAGACTTGATCCTTGATCTCATATTTTTAAATGAGTTTGGAAAAATTCTTTGATGATCTCGATCGCTGACAAACGGAATATTGCTATCGACTTTAATTGAATCGTAACTTACAATAATAGGACTGTCTATCTTATCGCTTAGATTTATTGTTGAGGAAATTGTTTTCCCTTGATTGTTTTCTTTTTCATCTCTGACTTCTACATATACAACTTCGTATATTGTTTCTTGAGTTTGCGCATCTTTGGCCTTGGAATACCTAACATCACCGAATCTAAGTTTTTTTCTATAGTGATTCCTGCTCATGGCCTGAACAAACTTAACTGCCTCAACCGATTCAATGCCAGCGAACACTAACATTTTTAACTCTGGTTGAACTCCAAAGTTTGGATCTCCGTATCTATAAATTTCTTCTGGTCTAAAGATATTTGAATCTGTGATAAAGTTAAACCATAATAATCTTTTGTTTTTTGGTTGAAGGGCCTTGACATATAAATTGGAATATGTTTTGTTGGTTATTGATTCAACAGTTAAATTAAATTCTTTATCAGATTGTGCAAAGCGCGAAGCATCTCTTGCTCTTATGGTAAAATTAAATTTGTTATTAAATGTTGTAGAACCACCGTCAAAGGTAACATTAAATGTTCTAGATGCTACTGAATCAACCGTGGCGCTATCAACTTTTTCATAAAATCTCGTTAGGCCTGGGCCTTGAGAATCTGCAAACTGCTTTACTTTACCTTGTATAATACCAGACCCGGATAATTCTAGTCCAGGAGGCAATGTTCCTGATATTAATTCATAACTGGTTGTTTTTCCGTATAACAGACTTTGTGCTTCTACAGACACAGTACTGGGCTTATTAGGTTCGACAGTTCCGAGATCGCTGTCAGATAACCACTCAATGGCGCTTTCGATCTCACCTATCAGAGATATTGTAAAAGTTTTTTTACTGGTACTTACACTGCTTAACCAAAAATCTGGATATTCTGCAGGAGTCCTATTTCTGTTTTCTTGGATACAGATATAGACGAATCCTTCATAGACCACTGCTTGATTAACAGTATAAGTTATTGTAGAACTCCAATTGCCTGATAACGAATATGAAGAAGAAAGTATTTCAGAAAGAAAATTCACAGCATTTACTGTAAATTTATAATTTTTTGTCACAGCCGCTTGATACGGAATCCTTCCGGCGATTTCTCCGGTGACTTGATCAATAGCCATACCTGGAGGTAATACACTAACAGATCCGTCTGGATTTGTAGTTTCTAAAAAATAAATTAATGATCCGGCGATTCCTTGTGCTTGATAAACGTCTAGGTATATGGTTAGATAATTGTTGGCCCTATGACGTCCCAAATCGCTAGGAGTTATCCATAATGGAACTCTATTGGAACTAGAATCTGCTGTGAATACGTTAGTGTCGACCTGCACTATTGAGTTATCTGATTTAAGGAATTCCTCAGTGACTACCCACATTCTGAATAGGCGTTTAGTTTCATTTCGACCATCAGTAACTGTTACAACAAACGTATATGATCTACTTAACCTTCTCGGAGTATTGCTAGGTTCGTTGTAATCGAATGTAAAATCGTCATAGTCTAAAGGAGTAGTATCAAAAGATGCTGTATCATATGCGCCCGATCCTTTGTTCACTGATTCTATAGAAAATATAGGATCGGTGAACCCTGTAATTCTTCCATCTCTGGTTAAAGTAAGTCCGGGCGGCAGTTCTCCCCCTAACGGGCCTATATAATATTCTAATACATCTCCTGCAACTACATCCGGGTCGGTGGCTTCTAGTTGAAAATCTACAAATGCATTATCAAGGACAAAATATGCTTTTCCTTGACCGACGTTGAGAAATCCTTCTCGAGTTATCCATACCGGAGCATCGGAGCCATCTACACTTAATATAAATGTACGATCCTCTACGTCTGTGCCATCGTCGGCACGAATCACAAATTTACTAGTAGTGAATGTTTTTACTTCTGCAGGACTTCCGATAATTTTTAAAGTTGATATGGTGCTGTCGTATTGTACAACAGGATCTAATCGAAGTCCACGGGGTAATCGTCCAGCGATAAGACTAAAAGTAACAGGTCCTTGATTAGACGAAGCATCTATGGGAATGTTTACCCCTATTCTTTCAGTAAGGGTTCCTAGTTCTCCGTTCTCAACTTTCCAAGAGATTGTCACAGTAACTCCTTAAGAAAGTACGCCTAAGTCGAGGTTAATATTTCCTGGGCGATCAGCGGTTCCGAAATCTATATTAGAAGTGGCGATAGCGAACTGAATAGGATTAGTGTATTCTCCAGTTATTGGACCAAAATCAACTGTTCTTAGAATTTGATTTAGATCTAACACTGTATCGACTGTGATAACGCCTCCTGATGCAGATGTATTAATATTGCGACTACCTTGAATAGTAATATCAGTTTCCGAATCTGCTTCAACAACACCGCTGTTGGTAGTGATACTAGTGAATGCATCTGGTTGTGTAGAACTGATAATAAGTCCCTCTGCACGGTCTTCTATCAGTATTTTTGTACTAGGAATAAGACTTTTGAATTCTAAATTGGATCCGACTTTTTGTTTATAGACTCCGAATCCGCTGCCGACATTGGAACCTGTTACGGTTAAAAATGTTTGTAGTTCTGCAAAATTAGCATTAACTTTCTGAAATGCGGTTCGTAGGTCGTCTCCTAACCCATCGTTAACTACATTACCTATATTAATTGTTTGAATTGCCATAATACGCTCTCTTTAGTATATTTACCGTTAATTATCTTACCCAATACCAAATAACGCCTGGATGAGGTTCACCGGCACCTAACCATGGTGCAGGATCCCAATCGTGATCAGTAACTAATGTTCCCCACCAGCCGCCACGGAATCCATCAGTAGTTAGCCAACCTGCGTTAATACCAATGCCCACCCAAGGCATACGTGCTTCCATACCGTCGTAGTCATAGTTCCACGCACCATTGTATTTTGTATCAAAACGTGCTAGTTCTGTGATGTTCTTGCGCCATCCGTCTGTGCCTAACTTTTCGTCACCAAAGTCTGCACTTTCGTTAGTCTGTACAAATGAGTATGCTTCGTTAGCAGTCCACGCACCACCGCCGGTGCCATGTTCACGAGCAGTAATCATAAAATCAAATCCTGACTCTGCTCGTTTGATCTTGTCAGCCCAACTTAAAATGCTGTAGTTTACTTCAGGTGTTCTATGAACATCGGTACTTAGTTGGCTAGGCGGAGTCGTTCCATTGTGTAGATATAATCTTTCTGGAGTCCACTTCCACTCGCTGTTGTTTCCAGCATTTTGAACTAGCAATGTCCATCCGCCGCCTAGTGTAGTCATATCACAATAGACCTGCACAGGATCACCATTGTTGAAGTCATCATTGCGAATCCAGTATATACCATCTTCGCTGTCTGGATAGTCTTGTTTGATCTGCCAAGCACTGGTGCTATATTCTTCTCTAGTCTTGCCGTTAGGAACTCCTAATGCTCGATTACGTGCTATAAGTTCTGCTCGTTCACGTGCTAGAATAGTCTGTTCTTCTGTGCGTATTGCGGCCGTTAATGCTGTACGATCTGTAATGTTCAATGTGTCATAATAATTTAACACAGTTTCGTTGTCCACAACTGTGTCGGTGCTGCTGGTAGTATCCGCATTTTGCAACGAGTCGTGTAGTGTGTCAAAGTTTTCATTAACCGTATTAATAACTTCGACTAATGGATTAGCAGGATGTAAATCTTTTAATTCTATTTTCTTAAATGTCATAGGATTCTCAAAGTTTTCATTAACCGTATTAATAACTTCAACTAAAGGATTAGCAGGATGTAAGTCGTAGAGTTCTAATTTCTTAACGGCCATAGTATTTCCTGTTACCAGTTAGTGCCAGTCCACGCTACACGGACCCAAATATCAGTGGTGTTATTAACGTAGTCTTGTTTACAGTAGTAGATATAAGGGTCAGTAAATACCACCATTCCTTCCTTGTCCCCGGCAGCGCCATAACTGTGTTCTGGTACAGTTCCGTTAGGGAATATCATCCTGCCGTCAGGAGAAAATGTAAAAGTAGCACTGTCCGAAAGTGTTTGTGCGGCAATCTGGGTAGTACCGTTGGAATTTATTAAAATTCCTCCTAGCGGCTCAAGCACTGGTCCATCTGTACCGGCGGCCCGCAACTGTATATATTTGTTAGGGGCACCCCAGATACTTGTATTACCGGGAACGTCGCTTTCTACTCGGACTCCACTAGGGAATGTTAGGCTACCGTCATTATCATCAAAGCGCCAAGGATACTGACCTGTGCCTATTGTAAGTGTTCCGCCACTAGCCGGTGAAAGACCAAGCCCACCGGAAGTTGATATAACACTACCGCCTGGGAGTGTCAGCCCACCGTAACTATCAAATGTCCAAGACTTTAATGTGGTCAGCGCATTAGTATTAACAACGACAGAGTCAGATGATGTAATTGCCACGGCTCCGGTAGCAGATGCTATTTCCCCACCTTGTATAATGATATTTTCACCAGTTGATATTGCTGGGAATGTCACATATGGATTAACACCGCCAGTTAATACTACTTCTTTAGCACCAACTGCTAATTTATTAGTTGAAGAAGCCAATGCCCCGTTAACTGTTAATTGCCCACTACCGTTTACACTTAGAGGAGTTTCACCAAGATAGATAGTTGAGTTGCTGACATATAAACTACGCCAAGGTTTAGCAGCACTGCCTAGATTTCCGCCATTGGCAACATTTGGTAGGATATCTCCACCAACCGTTAAATCGCTGCTAACGGTTACAGATTGATCGATAGTGATAGAACTACTGTCGGTGGTACTTAGTGTACTACCTGAAAATTCAAATGCACCTAGATTTAATGGGGCAACATCTAATCCTAAAGATGTGTAAAGTTCTGTAAAGTTAGCATTTACTTTTTGGAACGCTAGTCGTAGACTATCACCATTTCGATCATTTGGATTTCTTCCTACGTTAATTATTTGCTTTGCCATTTATTCGCTCCATTATTTTCTATATCTAAAACCATTTGTGATTCTGCCAGAATTTCCACTGATAACATTTCTAGTACCTAATTTAAATCTAGTATCGATTTTTCCTTGATACAATACTCTAGCATCACCGCCTTCTAGGCTTTCATAATCAGTCCAATTCGAAGTTGTAGCAGTAGTAGATTCTGAACCATAATAAAAATCACTGGCACTTTGGATAGTTAAAGAACCCAAATAGGTTTTTACATCCTGCCAATTCCAATCTCTATTATGTTCTAAAATTGTAGCGATAAATCCAGTCGCTACAGGACATGCTGCACTGGTGCCACTGAATGCTGTATCGGTGGCGGTGATAGGGGCAGTAACTCCGCCATAAGACATCTGCGCATTTAGATTTATATGTAATTCTATTTTATCTGTATCATTTTCATAGAAATGCCATTCCCACTGCATGTTAGGACTACCCAATGTTCCAGACGTACTGTTAGTTGCCTGTACTCTGATTACAAATAATCTGTTCGGGGAAACTCCTTGAGTATCAGTATAAATTCTTTGTACAGAATTATCATCCGAACTAACACAGATTTTGTTTAAAGCAGGATTACTAGCACTAATGCCTGAGTAAGCAGCAGAACCACCGCCAAACGTAAGATAGGTATTAGTTCCTACAAAGACCTCTGAATAAGTGCTTCCGTTGTAGAGTATACTCCAAGGAATATTTACGGTAAAATATCCGTCATCGTTGTTACCTGATGTTGGAGAGGTAACTGCATTGGCACCGATATTTAATAAATTCTGTGATATGGGAGTTATCACAGCCGACCCCGACGAAGTTACAATACTATAAGAATCTCCTGGTTCGGGGATTAGTGTCCCGCCGGCTAACACAGCACTGGCACTGCAGACTCCTGAAAACCCGTTGTCAACAATAGGTCCTGTTCCTTGCCTATATTGCAGGTATGTATCTACACGACTCCACGATGTGCCATATCCTCTATTGGCCGCTAGGGTTCCGTCGGCCGGTGCATAAACATCTATTTGATTACCTCGGTCACTGTAAGACACTTTGGCTTCTTTGCTTGTTTTATAATCATCATCTAATGCTCCGATGTTAATCACAGGATAGATCCTTGTGCCAGAAGCATCATTGTACATACCTCCCTGTTGAGGGAATCCGCGCCGATTAGTAGTTCCGGTAACAGCCAAACCAAATTCAGTGAATGACGATAGAGATAAGGACCCACCATTTGCAGCAGTGATATAGTTGTTGAAATCAGGATGATTAGAACTTACCTGTTTCTGATTGCTGTTTCCTGCCGCTGCTACAAAAATTACACCGGATGCTATTAATTCATCTAAAGCAGTGGTATAAGAATTAGTTTTCATTTCTGATTTCCACCTCCCAGCATCTCCTTGTGACCCCATAGTGCTTAACCAAAATATTCCTGTCTCAGAAGTGTACGCCACATTCGAAGTTGATCTATGAGTGTAATAATATGTCGAACCACCTGGGTCTTTATTTGATCGGTATCCCCAACTGTTAGACATTATAGTAGGATCTTTGGTGCCAAATAATGGGTTGACTGGTTTGAGTTGATGAAAAATCTTTACAATATCAAATCCCTGTTCTATATCAGTTCCGTATGTATTATATAAATTAAAGGCCCATTTATTAGCATTATAGGCCCATCCTTGACTTTTACCATAAGTCAGCCCTGCACAGGCCGTGCCATGATCACCTACTGCAGATTGTGCTATATTGGTGCCATTGCAGTTACTTCTATTATAACTTGATGTAACAATAACAGTTCCTGCATTTGCAAATTTAGTACTTCTTAGCGAACTGTTCCCCCACCAATCCCTAGCCACCGATTCAACTGGCACTATGGTGCCGTCCCACCTTGTGGTTAATCTTGTAGCAGGATCAGCATCAAACCATTCAGGATCTATATAATAAGGGGAATCTAATACTAAATCTAATAAATCGCAATAACCATTGCCGGGAAGAACATTCCCTCCTACATATCCGTTAGGTCTTTCTATAGAAGTAGCGTTATTACTGATCAATACAGTATTATTTTGAAACTCGGGATGACCGAACCAGGTGCCGTCATCGCCAACTATTACGTCAACATTTTTT